TGGAGCCGGCCGGAGCAGATGCGTATCGCGGCTTGGCTCAAGGCGTCAGGATGGGAACGCTACCAGAAGCAGGTCGCAGGCAGCCGAGAATGGCGATATCGGCGTGCACCAACCCCCTAGGCGAGGTTGGTGCAGCACAGTCCCTGTTACAGTTAAGGGCCGCGTCAGCGGCCTTTTTCGTGCACCGCTCACCAACCATGCACCAACCTTTTTTGGAGGTTGGTGCACCTGATTTTCCCAATTAGAGCAACGTCTTGAGGCTATGTGCACCAACCTCACCAACCTTTTTCCTCTAAATGTAGATGGGAAATGGAAAACTAGATGATTGAGGCAGATAAAAACGCACAGCCTAGGGGGAGAATGATTTGAACCCCCGTTGGTGCACGAGGTTGGTGCACTCCCTTACCGCCATCGTTCCTTAACCCTCCCTCACGCATCCTCACCTCGCGCTTCGCCTACCCCTGCCGGCTGCTTCTTTCGGGGAGCTGCCATGTCACACAACACCTGTTGGTGCCTCTGGTTCGGAGGCGCCGCCCATGGGTAAGGCCACGAACCCGCGCGACCGCATGGCCGCGCTTCTCATCCCCATTCCGAAACGCGGCGCCTCCGGCAAAACCGTCCGGCCATCGCAGACCGAACGTGAAGCGGCCAACCGATCGGTTGCGCTCGAAGCACGCTGCCGGCTGTTCGGCCTCACGCGTGAGCAGGCGCAAAACCCGATGGCCGGCTATGCCGTTGGCATTCTCACGCTCGCAGGGTTTCTAACCCGCGAACAGCACGACGCCGCTTACGGCTATGCGCTCACCGACACGACCTGGCGTGCGCTCAAGGGAATGCCTCGCGCCGCCTTGCCAGCGATCTGCCTCACAGGCGCGCCCTCCGGCCGCTCCACACGCCCGGCCGCCGACAGCGACGACGTGCTGCGGGAGTTCGACAAGCGGCGCGAGACGCAAAGGCAGAAGCTCATGGCGTCGATCGGGCACCAAGGTCTCGCGTGGTTCGACGCCCAGGTCTTGCGCGACGAAGCGCTGTCGTCACCGCTTGCGGCTTTGGCTCTCGCGAACGGGTGCAAAGTGCTGTCGGCTCCCAAGGCAAAGGAGGCGGCGTGACTATTTCTGTCACCCCTTCTTGACCCCTCCTGCAAACCGTGTTAGCGCTCTTTCCTAGACATCGAAATTCCGCCCCGCCGGTCACAAGCCGCGCGGGCTTTTTCATTCCGGCGCGTGGCTCACCCCAAAGCGCATCACTGACGCAAACGCCGCGGCGGCCGGAAAACTATGAGGCGAAGATGAGCGACGACGACTTCGCAGACTGGAACCCGATGCTGGCGTTCTTCGCGACGGCGGAGGGGCAGGACTATCTCCGTAAGACGGATGCGATCCTGGCCGATCTCAAATGGATCGAAGCGCCGACGCAGCCAATGACGTTGCTGCAAACTGCGCTGCCTGAAACAGCATGGCGTCAGATCGACGCAAACTAAACTCCAGGAGATACGCCGATGACCAAGCCGAAAGGCACGGGTCGGCCCTCTGTCTATGACCCCGCCTTCTGCGACATGGTGGTTGAGCATATGGCGGAAGGCCGCTCGCTCACCTCATTCGCGGGCAAGATTTCCGTGGAGCCGCGCACTGTTGAGCGCTGGGCCAGTGAGACAGACGACAATTCCAAACCGGAGTTTTGTCGGGCCGTAAAGATCGGCAGGGCCAAGGCTGTCGAATGGTGGGAAAGCCGCGCGCGTGAAGCCGCCGCCGGTGAAAGCAAGGGCAACCCTGCTGTCATCATCTTCGGCCTGAAGAACCGCGCCAAAGAGGAGTGGTCCGACAAGATCACGCTGGCGAACGATCCTGAGCGCCCGCTGACTGACGCCGGAACCGACCAGACCGACCGCGCCAAGGCTCTGGCGCAAGTCCTCCTGCCCATGCTGGCGAAGGCCAAGGGCGATTGACTGACCTCCTTGCGGATCTGACAGCGGCGCTCTCGCAGGCGACGCCGGAGCAGATTGCGCAGATCGACAAGCTGATCGCCCCCGAACTGGCGCAGCCTTGGCTTCCCGTGCCGGGGCCGCAAACGGAAGCCTACACCTCTGAGGCCGACGTGCTGCTGTATGGCGGCTCGGCCGGCGGGGGGAAGGCTCTGGCGCTTGATACGCCAGTTCCGACGCCGAACGGATGGTCGCGCATGGGCGACTTAAAGCCCGGCGATGTGGTTTTTGATGCCGACGGCAAGCCTTGCAATGTGGTCGCTGTCTCGCCGGTTATGATCGGGCGGCGCTGCTACGATGTGCGATTTTCGGATGGCGCGGTCATTACCGCAGACGCCGATCATCTGTGGGTTACGCAAACGGCAACTGAGCGTGGCCGGGAACTTAAGGCATCCGACGAATGGCGGGCCGCCAGAAGCGCAAAGCGCGCTCTGCGTGGCTCTGGCAAGCGGCCCGATCTGGCGCTTCGGAATAAGGCGTGGGCGGCCACTAAGGGGCTTCCTACGCGATCTGTGCGCACCACAGAGGCGATTGCGGCAACCGTTCTGAACGGGCGCAGGCTGGAGCATAGCGTTGATGTTGCGGGGCCGCTGGTTTTGCCGTCGCGCACGCTGCCGATCGATCCGTATCTGTTTGGCGCTTGGCTCGGTGACGGCACATCTGCCGGCGCTCGGATCACGATTGCTGAGCCTGAGATGGTGGCGCTCACCACGGAGGCCGCTGCTCTGCACGGCTGGAATGTAACAAAGGGTTCCGGGCCATACGATTACGGCGTTGTCGGCGGCCTCAAAGTCGCATTGCAGGGCTTGGGTGTCATCCGCGCCAAGGCAATCCCGCAAGAATATTTGCGGGCCTCGTTCGATGAGCGGCTGGCGCTGTTGCGCGGCCTCATGGACACGGATGGCTACGCTGACCCGCGAGGCCAGTGCGAGTTTACGACCACAAGCCCTGTTCTCGCGGCTGGTGTTGCTGAGTTGGTTCGCTCACTTGGATGCAAGACGACAATTCGCGTCGGTGACGCAACGCTGAATGGTCGCGTCATCAGCGACAGGTATAGGATTAGGTTCGTCGCGGAGTTCGAGGCGTTCAGACTGCGCCGAAAGGCGGATCGCCAGATGGCGGCCAAGCACAGGCTGACGACCAAGCGGCGCTACATCGAGGCAGTTGAACCCCGCACCTCGGTGCCGGTTCGCTGCATTCAGGTTGATAGCCCGACGCGCACCTATCTGTGCGGCCGGGAAATGGTGCCGACGCACAACAGTGACCTGCTGATCGGCACGGCGCTGACGCGTCACACCAAGTCGGTCATCTACCGCCGATCCTATGTGGACATCATCTCGGAAGGCGGGCTAGGCCCGCGCCTGGTAACGCTGCTGGGCAGCCGTGATGGCTACCGCGAAAGCCCGGCGCCGGCGTGGAACGACGGCAAGCGCTCGATCGAGTTCGGTGCCTTGGAAAAGCCCGGCGCGGAGATGTCGGCACAGGGTCGCGCCAAGGATTTCATCGGGTTTGACGAGGGCGCGCAGCTTTCCGAGGCGAAGGTTCGCTTCGTGATGGGCTGGCTGCGCACAACGGACCCGAAACAGCGTTGCCGGGTGATTATCGCGACCAACCCGCCCACGGGCGCGGAGGGTCAATGGCTGCTGAAATGGTTTGCGCCGTGGCTTGAGCCGGGGTTTGCGAACCCTGCCAAGCCGGGCGAGCTTCGCTGGTGCGTATTCATTGGTGACCGCCTGCAATGGTGCGACGGGCCGGAGCCTATCGAGATCGACGGCGAAACCTATACGCCCCGGTCGCATACGTTCATTCCGTCCAGGCTTCAGGACAACCCGTATCTGCGGGACAGTGGCTATCGCGAGCGGCTTCAGTCGATGCCGGAGCCGCTGCGTAGCCAGTTGCTCAAGGGCGACTTTCTCGCGGGCCGTGAGGACGATCCGTATCAGATCATCCCGTCTGCCTGGGTGGATGAGGCGATGGCCCGCTGGGGCAAGGGGCGCGGCGGTGCGCCTCAGACTGTGATTGGTGTCGACGTCGCGCAGGGCGGGGCGGACAACACAACGCTGGCGCCGCTGTATGGCGACTGGTTCGACAATCTTGTGCTGGTGCCTGGTAAGGGCACGCCGGACGGCCGTGCTGTCGCCGGCCTCGTGACGCAACATCGTCGCGGCAATTCGCTCGTGGTCATGGACTGCACGGGCGGGTGGGGCGGTTCGGCGCGCGAGCATCTGCAACAGCAGGGCGTGAAGGTAGCCGCGTTCGTCGCATCCGCCAAAAGCACGGCGCGCACAAAGCCTCGTGGCGAACTCGGGTTTGTGAACCAAAGGGCGGAAGCGTGGTGGACGCTTCGTGAGGGACTGGACCCGGCGAATATGCCGGAGATCGCACTGCCGCCTGACCCGGCGCTGAAGGTCGAACTGACGGCGCCGACGTGGCGTCTGCGGCGGGATGAAATTCTCGTCGAAAGCAAAGACGAAATTCGCGAGCGCATCGGGCGGTCCACGGACCGGGCGGACGCGATTGTTCAAGCATGGCTGCGTCGCCGGGAAGGCGCGCGGCAGATCATTGCGCCGATTGCCAAGCAAACGATGGCGATAGGCGTGGGAGAGGCGAGCGGATGGTGAAGTTTTGGAAGCTGTTCAAGCGCGCCATGGACGAGCTTTGCTACTACGGCAGCGGCGCGTGGCGCTGCGATATGGACCGCATGATGCTTGATCTTGTCGCGGGCCGAAAGACGCCGCGCGAAGAGCTCATCCTGCATCGTATGGGGCTTGATCGCTAATGGCCGGCCTCTTCTCCAAGCCCAAAGTCATTCAGGCACCCAAGACACCGACGCGCGATGACACCGTCATGTCGCTCATGGATCGGCTGCGCCTCGCGCGCCGGTCGGGCAAGTCGCGCAACATTCTCACGAAGCGCCGCGCCAGCTTCCAGGGCGGCAGCACGTCTGTCGGCGGCGGCTCGCCGGTTGGCGGCACCGGACCCGTGGGCGGCGGCTCTGGCGGCGGTGGCTCGGGTGGTGGAGGCGGTGGTGGAGGCGGCGGCGTAGCCGTCGTCAACTAATGGATAAAATCGCGCAGGATCGTCTCACCCTTCATTCGCAGATGAAGGGCGGACGGTCGACGTGGGAGGTCCACTGGCAGGAAGTCTGCGAGATCATGGACCCGCTTCAGGCGGACTTCTACGGCGAGAAGCCGGAGCCCGGCCAAAAGCGCATGTCGAAGATCTTCGACGCAACATGCGCTCTCGCGCTCGAACGCTTCGCTGCGATCATGCAATCGATCCTGACCCCGCCGGGGCAGGTCTGGCACAAGCTGAAGCCGAAGGGCGGGGAGGTCGAAGCCGGCAGTCCCGTGGCGCGCTGGTTCGATGCGGTCAACGATAAGCTCTATGACCTGCGTTACAGCCCGAAGGCGAACTTCGACAGCCAGCAGCATCAGAACTACCGCGGACTAGGCTCGGTCGGCACTGCGGCGCTCTACATCGACAGCGCGCCCGGCATTCCGCTGCGCTATCGCTCGGTCCACATGTCCGAGATTTATCTCGGCGCCACCTCTGCGGGGCAGGTCGACATCGTTCACCGCGAGTTCGGCATTCCCGCCCGCAACGTGCTTCAGGACTACAGTCGCCCGGACGACTATGTGTGTGAGGCGGTCAAACGCATGGCGCAGAACACGCCGCTTGCGGATGTGCCGCTGCTGCATTGCGTGTTCCCCAATCCGGACGCCAAGCCGGGCAGCATGAACCCCAAGATGCTGCCATGGGCGTCACTGACCATCTGCATGCTGGATGGTTCGATCATTCGCCGGGGCGGCTATCGCACGTTCCCCTACGCGATCTCGCGTTACACGCTGGCGACGAAGGAAATCTATGGCCGCTCGCCCGGCATGATGGCGCTGCCCGACGGCAAGATGCTTCAGGAGATGGCGAAGCACCGCTACCGCCAGGCGCAGTTCGAGCTCGATCCGACGTGGCTCACATCTGACGACGGTGCGCTTGCGGCGTTCCGCGCCGTGCCGGGTGCGATCATCTCGGGCGGTCTGGACGAAAGCCTAAACCCGCGCGTTCGCCCGCTGGACCGCGGCTCGAACTTTGCGGTCGACGCGGCCGTGACGGATCAGGTTCGCTCGGTCGTCAATGACTTCTTCCTCGTCACGCTCTTCCAGATCCTCGTCGACAATCCGGGGCAGATGACTGCCTACGAAGTGATGCAGCGCGCGCAGGAGAAGGGCGCACTCATGGCCCCTGTGATGGGCCGCCAGCAGTCGGAAAACCTTGGGCCGACGCTGGAACGCGAATTCGAGTTGGCATGGTTCGGCGGGCATCTGCCGCCCATGCCGCCTGAACTTGAGCAAACCGGCGGCGCATACGAGAGCGAATATCAGAGCCCGCTCGCAACCGCGGCGCGCGCCGAAAAGTCATTGGCCATTCAGCGCACGGTCGCGCAGGTCGCGCCGCTGGCGCAGTTGAAGCCGGAAGTGCTGGACATCTTCGACTTTGACGACATGGCCAAGACGATCGCCATGTCCAACAGCCTCGACAATACGTCGATCAATTCGGGCGAAATCATCGAAGCCCTGCGTGATCAGCGCGCGAAACAGATGGCGATGCAATCGGCTATTGAAGCCGCCAAGCCCGTTGCCGGCGCGGTCAAGGATATTGCGAGCGTGGCGGCGTGAAGCTGCTCACATCGTGGTTGTGGTGGCGCGCCCGGCGCGACGCCTATCGCAGCCTTTGGGAAACCGACCACGGCAAGGTCATCGCCCTCGATATGTATCGCTGGGCGCGTGTCGACGGGGCGCTTTTTGAAAAAGACCCGCGCGTTGAGGCCATGCGTCTCGGCCGGCGCGAAGCCTATCTGCGGTTCAAGAAATTCGCGCGGTTCACAGACGACCAGGTCGCGAAGCTGGATGAACTCGAACGTCTGAAAGGACAATCCAAGTGACGGCAGAAAACGCCGGGGCCGCGGAAGCGACACCCCCGGACAACGTGACCGAAACCAAGACTGAAGTTGCTGCGGCCCCCAATTCGGGGGCCGTTTCATTTTCCGACTACGTCAAGACGCTGCCGGAAGACTTGCAGCAGCACGCGACCAAGAAGGGCTGGAAGGACTACGGCGATGCCATCAAGGCACACGCCGCTGCGGAAAGCCTAATCGGCAACAAGGTCGACCTGCCCAAGCCCGGCGACGATGCCGCGCTCAAGGCGCACATGATCAAGATCGGTGCGCCTGCCGACGGCAAGTATGACCTCGACTACGGCGCCGCGGAAGGTGTGCAGGTCGATGAGGGCCTGAAGGGCGCGTTCGAAGCGTTCCTGAAAGACAACCCGGTCCCGACGCCGATCGCGCAGAACCTCGTGAAGTTCTGGAACGCGGCCGCCAGTCAGGCCGCAGCGGCGGAGGCTGCGCGCATCGGCGGTGAAGGCGAGGCCAAGCAGGCCGCGCTTACCGAGATGCAGAGCGAACTCGGCAAGGAGAAATTTGAGGCGACGATGAATGACGCGGTTCGTGCCGCGCTCGTCTTCGGCCTCCCCGACGACTTCCTCAATCGCTTTGAGGACAAGGTCGGCACCAAGAGCTTCATCGAGGGCTTCGCGCGTATCGGAGCGCACCTCGGGACTGAAGACCAGTTCGTCGATGGGCACGGCCGCCGCGGCCCCCAGGACGCCAAAGACGCGGCGACCATCCTCTACCCCACCGACCCCTTCAAAAAATAGGAGCTTAACCAATGGCCACCATTGGCAGCAGCGCCCTTTCGCTCATCGATTGGGCCAAGCGTTTTGACCCGGAAACGGGCCAGACGTCGGTTATCGCTGAGTTGCTCAGCAACTCGAACGAAGTCCTTCAGGACATGCTCTGGGTGGAAGGCAATCTTCCCACCGGGCACAAGACGACCATCCGCACCGGCCTGCCCGGCGTGACCTGGCGTCTGCTCAACTATGGCGTCCAGCCGACCAAGTCGACGACCGCTCAGGTCACCGACACCTGCGGCATGCTGGAAGCCTACTCCAAGGTCGACCGCTCGCTGGCCGACCTCATGGGGAACACGGCTCAGTTCCGCCTGTCGGAAGCCAAGTCGTTCGTGGAAGCCATGTCGCAGGAGTTCGCGACCACGCTGTTCTACGGCAACGCCTCGCTCGACCCCGAGAAGTTCACCGGCCTTGCGCCGCGCTACTCGACGGTCACCTCGTCCACGCTTGCGCAGAATGCGGAGAACGTGATCGATGCGGGCGGCTCGGGCTCGGACAACACGTCCATGTGGCTGATCGGCTGGGGTGAAAACTCCATCCACGGCATCTTCCCGAAAGGGTCGAAGGCCGGCCTCATGCACGAGGACGTGACGACTGCCGCTCCGGTCACTGACGCGGCCGGCGGGCTCTATCAGGCGTATCAGGACCACTGGAAGTGGGACTGCGGCCTGACTACGCGCGACTGGCGCTATGCAATCCGCATCGCGAACATCGACGTGTCGGACCTCGCCGGCGGTTCGCCCGCGAACCTCGCACGCCTGATGATCCGCGCCATGAACAAGCGTCCGCCCGGCTTCGCCGGTGCGCGGTGGTCGTTCTACGGCAACCGGGCCGTCAAGACGTGGGCGGAAATCCAGCAGGTGGAGAAGTCCAACATGGGCTTCCACGCCATCAATGACGGGCAGGGTCAGAGCTTCGTCGGCTTCCAGGGCGTGCCCTTCAAGCTGTGCGACGCGCTTCTGAACACCGAAGCCCGCGTGACGTAAGGAGATACATCCATGATCCTTGATCGCAACACGCTCGTTTCGAACGCGCAGGCAGTCACGGCGACGGCGGTTTCGACCGACTCGATCGACCTTGGCGCCGTGCGTGACATCGGCACGGGCACCGACATCAACGCCTTCGTCTCTGTCGATGTGGCGGCCACTGCGGCCGGCGCTGCGACCGTGACGTTCGCGGTGATCACCTCGGCCAACGCGGACCTCCCGTCCGCGACCACGCTCTACACCCCGGCAGCTATCGGCAAGGCCACCCTTGTCGCCGGCTACAAGTTGTTCGACATCACGATCCCGAAGCAGCTTCTCAGCCGCTATCTGGGTCTGAGCTACACCGTGGCAACCGGCCCGCTGACGGCCGGCGCGTTCACGGGTGGCTTCGTGGTCGACACGCAGTCGCAGGCTTACTACGACAGCGGCCTGAACGTCTCGGGCTTCTAAGCCATGGCGGGCAGGCGCTACATCGTGAAGGAGCTTTCCTATCTGCCTGTCGAGCCGGGGGACCTCCCCCGTCTCGTTCAGCCGGGGACGGAGATCATCTTCGACGGCAAGCCGGGGGCAAACCTCCAGCTTGTCGAAAAGGAAAAGAAGGCGGCCTCGGCCTCCTGACTTTTGTGGGGCGGTCTGCGGGCCGCCCCTTTTTCTTTGAGGGTTTCCAATGGCGACAATCACGGCCACTCAAGCCGTCTTTGATAACAACCCCGGCTTGCTCGTGACGTGGACGCCGCTGGCCAACGGCGACACCGGCAATGCAATGCAGACCGGCGCATGGCGTGACGCCTCGGTGCAGGTGCAGGGCACCTTCGGCACCGGCGGCTCCGTGACGTTCCAAGGTTCGAACGACGGGACCAACTGGTTCGCGCTCACCGACCCGCAGGGCAACGCCATTACGAAGACGGCAGATGCGCTGGAGCAGATTTCCGAGATCGCACGCTACGTGCGCCCGAACGTAACGGCCGGCGACGGCACGACCGCGCTGACGGTCATCGTGTTTGCAGGGAGGTCGTAATGAGCATTCCTGAGGCCATCGCCGAAATCGGCAAGATGGCGAAGTTCGCGAAGGCGTTTGAAGGCGCCGACGCGGTGCTGAAGGAACTGGCCGGATACGACCAGAACAAGCGCGAACTGCTGGCGGCTGTCGAAAAGCTGAAGGCGGATCAGGCGGGCCTCACGATCGCCGTGGACGCTGCGCGCAAGGAATTTGAGAAGGTCACGGCCGACACGAAAGCCGACGGCAAGAAGCTGGCTGAGGCCGCGAAGGCGAAGGCCGAGAGCGTTGTCAGCGCGGCTGAGGCGAAGGCAGCGGCCATTGTGTCTGACGCTGAGGCGAAAGCGGCAAAGGCGGCTGAAGCTGCGGCGCTGTCTGAAAAGGCGGCGGCTGAGGCTGAGGCCAAGCGGGCGATTGCGGCGTCTGATCTCGACGACCTGACGCAGCGCATTGAAAACGCCAAGGCCAAGCTGCGCGCGCTGGTGGCGTAGGTGCTTCTCCTCACGTCCACAAGCGACCTGATCCGGCTCGTCACATCGAGCGCGGCCGCGATCAAGGTTCATGCGTCCTATGTGGACCTGAGCGGGGCGACGGTCACGCCCGGTCGGACAAACACGGCGATCTCTAGCGCGGCGACGACGACGGTTGTGGCATCGCCGGGGTCAGGCGTGCAGCGCAACGTCAAAGCGATCACGATTTTCAACGATGACGCCAGCCTTTCGTGCAGCGTCCAGATCAACCATACGGACGGCACGACGGCGGTTGACCTCTGGGTAGTGAACCTGGTGGCCGGGCAGGGCGTTCAGTATTTTGAGGGCCGGGGATGGGAAGTCCTTGGTGGCAACACGCTCGGCAACGCTGTTGACGTGCAAGTGTTCACGAATAGCGGCACATGGACCAAGCCGACGACGTTCACGCCCAAGGTGGTGATTGTCGAGGCCATTGGCGCTGGCGGCGGGGGTGGTGCTGGCGCGTCGCTTGCCACGGCAGTTGTTGCCAAGGGTGGCGGCGGTGGTGGTGGTGGTGCCTGGGTGCGCGACGTGTTCAACGCTGGCGATCTGGCGTCCACGGAAGCGGTCACGCTTGGCGCTGGTGGCACGGCTGGCGCGCGTGGCGCGGCGGGCGCTGCGGGCGGCGCTGGCGGCATTGGCGGCAATACGACGTTCGGAAGCTGGCTGACGGCGTTCGGTGGCGGCGGGGGTGCCGGTGGCGCGATCTCTGCGGCTGTGACGGGCGGCGGGGGTGGTGCTGGTGCGGGTGCGGCTGGCGCGACTGGCTCAACGTCAGGCGGCGCAGGCGGCGTTCCAACGGCGGCGTCGAACGGCGCGGGCGGGCAAGGCGTGACCGGCACGGTCGCTGTTTCGACCACAGGCAATGCAGAATTTGGCGGGGCGGCGGGCGCGGGAAGCGCCAACCCTCCTGTTGCGAACTCGCGCGGCGGTTCATCGCTTCGTGGCGGTGGCGGCGGTGGGTCTGGCGGGCATCACAGCGCGACGCCTGCGATTGTTGCGGGCGGCGAGGGCGGGCGCTCTGGCTCCTACGTGGTCGGCGGCGGTGGAACGGTCGGCACGGATGGCGCAGCGCCCACGGCTGGCGGCGCTGGATCGGGTGCAAACTCCGGGCGCGGTGGCGCGGGCGGCGGTGGTGGTGGAACGACCATCACGGCGTCCACTAACGGCGGCGACGGCGGCGCGGGTGGGCTGGGTGGTGGCGGCGGAGGCGGTGGCGGCGTCGGCATGAACCCCGGCCTTGGCGGCAACGGCGGCAACGGCGGCAACGGCTACTGCATCGTTTATACGTGGTGATGCACCGTGGCTAATCCCGGCGCGTTCAGTCCTGAGCTGGTTCCGGTCGCATGGTTCGACCCGGACATGCAGCCGGCCGGATGGTTTACCGATGAATTGATTTTGGACAGCGGTGCGCCTCCCGATCCCGAACCATCTGAAGGCGGCTTGACCCGCCGCTTCTACACACTCCGCAGGGGTAGATAATTGGCATCACAAATCGATGTCATCAACAAGGCCGGCCGCCTTCTGGGCCAGCCTTCGTTGACGGCCCTCACAACGGCGACGAAGTGGGAGCGTGAGGCCGCTGCCGCATGGGCTCTTACCCGTGACAGCGAACTCCAGGCGCAACCGTGGAATTTCGCGCGCCGCCGGAAGGAACTGGCCGCGTCTGAAACCGCGCCAGTGTTCGACTTCGAATACGCTTATCCGTGCCCGGCGGATTGCCTTCAGGTCGTCAACTGTCCCGAACTCGACCGCCGTCAATGGACGGTGGAAGACAGCGGCGCCGACGGAGAAGAGGTCAAGTCGATCCTGACCAAATGGAACAACGGCGATGCGCTGAATGTTCTCTACATCGCGCAGATCACTGAAGTTTCCAAATGGCCGCCGCTGTTCTGTGATGCGGTCGCGGCACGGCTTGCAATGGATCTGTGTGAGACGATTACGCAGTCCAACACGAAGCTCGATGCGGCAGCGCAGCGCTATGGCGAGGCTATCTCGCTGGCCCGCCATATGAATGCGATCGAAAAGCCCGCGCAGCAGCGCATCGTGGGCGATTACGTCTTGGTGCGCGGGTGAAGCCGCCTCGCTCTGAGCGCCCGTCGCATCCTGAGCCGGGTCAGCAACAGGCATGGGCGCTTGAAGTCGCGGCGGCAAAGGCGGCGGCGGAAGCCGCGGCGGCAGCCAGGAAGCCCTAGCGGTGCCCAAAGCCAGCCCTGCGCTTTTCGCCTTCAATGCCGGCGAACTGAGCGAACTCGCGCTCGGACGCATCGATCTGGACGCCTATCAGCGCGGCCTCTCGCGCTGCGTGAACATGATCCAGTTGCCGCAGGGCGGGGTTACGCGCCGGCCGGGCACCAAGTATGTCGCGACGGTTCGCAATTCGGCAAAGCCGGTCTGGCTGATCGACTTCATCTTCAGCGACGATGACGCGCTGATGCTGGTCCTGAATGACGGCTACATCCGGTTTTTCAAGGACCGGGCGGCCGTCGAAAGTTCGCCAGGCGTGCCGTATGAAGTCGCGCACCCTTGGGCGGATGCTGATCTTGCCGATCTGGATTGGGTGCAATCTGGCGACGTTCTTTACGTCGTCCACCCCGATTATGCGCCGCGGCTGATCTCGCGGTTTGCCGATACGAACTGGACCGTCACCACGGCGACCTTCACCGAAGGCCCGTTCATGGACGAGAACGTCACGGCCACGACGGTCGCGCCTTCTGTGATGACCGGCTCCGGCACGCTCACCGCGTCGACGGCGATTTTCGACACCGATCATGCCGGCGCTCTGTTTCTGCTTTGGGCAAAAGACCTGTCGGTCGCCAACATGTCGCCGTGGGAGCCCTCGAAAGCGTATTCATCGGCCACGCCAAGCCGTGTCTATTACAACGGCCGCATCTATGTCTGCGCCACGAGCGGCACGTCCGGCACGGTTGCGCCGGTCCATGAGGAAGGCTCGCGATGGGACGGCCTAACCGGTTCGTCAGCCAAGTGGACGTTCGAATCGTCTTTGTATGGCGTCGCCCGGATCGATACCGTTTCGTCCGGCACCGTTGCTAACATCACGATCCTCAAGCGCCTGCCGAACCCGCTGTCCGGCTCAAGCACGGACCGGTGGGCGTTCGGGGCATGGTCGGCGTTCGACGGCTATCCGTCGTCGGTGACGTTCTATCAGGACCGCCTGACTTTCGCAGGCTCTGCCAGCCAGCCGGACACGGTCTGGATGAGCGGCACGGGCGACTATCTGAATTTCGCCCCGCGTGACAGCGGCGGTCTGGTGACGGCCGATCTGGGTGTCTCGGTTACGACCTCCAGCCAGTCGGTCAATCGCGCCAAGTTCCTGATGCCGGACGGCGTCGGCGTTCTTGTCGGCACAACTGGCGGCGAATTCCTCGTTACGCCGGCGACATCGAACGAGCCGCTTTCGCAGTCGAACGTGCGCGCCGTTCCACAGACAACGCACGGCTCCACCAATGTCCGGCCTGTCAAGATTGGGCCGTCGACCATGTTCGTCCAGAAGGGCGGCACGGTTCTCCGTGAAGCGGCCTACAGCTATCAGGATGACCGCATCGTCGCGGACGATACAACGCTCCTGAACCCCTACATTCTCAAGGGCGGCGTGGCGCAGATGGCGTTCGCGCAGTCTCCGTTCAACGTGCTTTGGGTCGTCCGGACTGACGGCGCATTGGTTGGGCTTACCTACAACCGGGCGCAGGAAGTCAGCGCCTGGCACCGCCACACGCTCGGCGGCACGGACGCCGCGGTGAAGTCGGTTGGGGTGATCCCGTCGCCCGATGGGATGACGGACGATCTCTGGATGGCTGCCTCGCGCACGATCGGCGGTGTGACGGTCCAGTTCGTCGAATACATGTGCGCGGATTGGGATTTGGACGACGCCGGCGCCGATGCCTACTACGTCGACGCCGGCGTGACCCTCGCGGGCGCGGGCTCCACGATCACGGGTCTGTCTCACCTTAACGGCGAAACCGTCCAGTGTTGGGTCGGTGGAGCCTCACATCCTGACCTGGAAGTCTCGGGCGGCAGCGTCACGCTGAACGCGAATTACACGACCCGCACGGCGGGCCTTGCCTGCTGGCCGGATTTTCGGACGGTGCGTATTGAGGCTGGTGCCGGCGACGGCACGTCGCAGGGCAAGACCAAGCGGTTCACCAACGCGACTTTCCGGGTCTTCAACAGCCTCGCTTTTCAGGTTGGCTCGGAAGACCGGAAAGACACCATTCAGTTCCGGACCAATGGCGACCCCATGTCGTCGGCGGTCAACCCCTATACGGGCGACACCGAGCCGATGCCGTGGCCGGAAGGCAATGAGCGGGACGGGTATATCTGCGTGACTTGCGAGCAACCGTCGCCGCTGACGATTGTGGCGATCTGGCCGCAGGTCGTGACGCAGGATCGATGACTGTCGCGCTGCGGCCCTTGCGGGCTGCTGATCTGCCGGCGCTCGATCTGCAACCGTCACAGTCACATATGCGGGCTTGGCTGACGCAGGAGTTTTGCACCGCCGTTGAGCGGGCAGGGAATGCCCAGACGGCGCTCTACGATGGGCGTCCGGTGGCGTGCGCTGGTCTCAGCGATGTGCCGGGGCGGCGCTACGCTTGGGCGTTCCTGGGGCAAATGGCGCGGCCTGTGATGGTCGCTGCGACGAAGGCATGTGACGCGATGCTGTCACGTGAAACACGGCCGATCTGGTCGCATGTGCGGGCCGACATCCCCGCCAATGTGCGCTGGCTGGCAATTCTTGGATTTGAGGCGACCGGGTCGACCGAACGTCTGTGGGACGGGCGGGATTACGAACTATGGGTGCGGACGAATGATTGACGCTCTGGTGATGACGGCGGCAGAAGGGTGGGGGCTGTTCCATCTCCTCCGCGCCGACCCCGGCACGCTTACGCTGGCGCTAATTTCTTCTGTCGTCTCTGCCGGGGGCGCCGTGGTTAGCGGCATCCAGCAAAAGAACGCTGCCGACGCGAGCGCCCAGGCCAACGAACAAAACGCCGCGGTCGCCGCTTCTCTCGGCGCGCAGCGTGAAGCCGCAGCCCGGAACGAGGGCCGCCGCCTCCAGGGCAAGCAAATTGCCGCTGGCGGCGCGAACGGCGTGACGCTCTCCGGGTCGCTGCTGGATTACACGCTCGATACCGCTGTCGAGACCGAATTGGCTGCGCTGAATGAGCGCTTTCAGGCAACGACGGAGTCGAACGCCTACAAGACGCAGGCAAATCAGGATCGCGCGTCGGGGAAAGCAGCGCTCTATGGCGGCTTTATCTCCGGCGCGTCTGAACTCGCGGGCGGCATGGCGAAGTTTAAGAGCGCGCCCAGCTCTAGCCCCACCGTTTCCTCCGGCTGGTTTCGCCGCTAATGCCCGCGGTTCCCGGTTTCGCCTTCGGCGGCCCAGGTGGTTTTACCCCGGCGCCGACATACCGCGCGAACGGCATAGGCGAGGCCATCCAGAACGCTGGCGCCAAGTTGGAAGGCGCTGCCGCGGTTCTAGAGCAACGCGCCGACGAGGATGGCCGTATCTCGGCCATGAAGACGTTGGCGGAAAAGCGCCTTGCCGCCCGCACGGCGCTGATGGACGCGGAGAATTCCGGCGAAGACCTGACGGGCATCGCCGCGAAGATCGAAAGCCAATACACCAAAGAACTCGACGACGCCGAGCGTAACGCGCCGAACGACTACGCCCGCCGCTATTTGCAGCTCGGCCGCTCCGACACTCTGCTGGATCTGCGCGAGCGCGCGACCGGCATTGAAGCGAAATATCGCGTCGGCAAGACCATCATCGACACCGAAAACCTTCTCGACTTCAACGCGTCGTCACTCGCCACGAACCCCGACCTGTTTCCCAAGGTGTTCGCGGAAAGCAAGGCTTTGGTTGCCAGCCTCCGCGTGCCGATCGAAGCACGCGCGCAGTTGGAGGACAAGCTGTCCTCGCTTGGCGCGGTCGCGATGGCGGGGATGATCGAGAAAGACCCCTACAGCGCCGCGCGCGAACTCGAAAGCGGGCAGTGGGACAAGTATCTCGACCCGTCGGCGCGGGTGTCGCTCTACAACGGCGCGCAGGCTGGCGTTCGCAGCCGCGAAGCCGAAGCCCGCGCGCGCGCCGCTGAAAGCCGCGCTGCGGCTGCTGAGGCGGCTGGGGAGTATCTGGCGGGGGCGGACGACTATTTCGCCTATCGCGCCGCCGGCAATCCACCGGACGCGGCGCTGGAAGCCAAGTATAGCCCTGAGGCGATTGCGGCTCTGCCGATCAAGAACGCGGGCAATCTCGCCAAGAAGGCGGCTGACGTGCAAATCCGTGGCGATGCGATGCTGGCGGTCCGCGCGGCAAGCTCGCCAGAGGAGCGCCGGGCCATCGCGGACGACGTGATGATCCGCGCGTCGAACCCTGAAAACTACCAGTTCAATGCTGAAACTGCGCGTCTCGTCGTTTCCGACATTCAGAACTTTGAGGCGCAGCTTGAAAAGGCGCCCGGTGACGTGGCGTTTGGCTCGTCGCGCGTTCAGGCGGCAGTCGATAGCGGCAACGGCGTCTCCATCGTCTCTGCCTCCTACGCGGAACAGGAACGCCTTGGCGTTCCGGCGTTCAAGCGCCAGCCGCTGTCGGAAAGCTATGCCGCCTCTGTCGCGGACCAGATTGCGACGTTGCCGCCCGATCAACAGGCCGCCGCGCTCCAGGACATGGCGAAGTCTTACGGCTCCTATTGGCCGGATGTTCTCAAGCAGATCGGCGGCAAGCTGCCGGGTCCGCTGGCTG